GGATGGTGATGGCTCACCGGTCTATGTAAGCTGGATTGAAGTTTTCGGAGATGTAGTCAAGACTAGCATCTACGTCGATCTCGATGGTCTTATGCCTGGTGGGGCTGCAGCCGATATTATCGGCGCAAATGATGCGGCCAATTGTCACATCGGCCAATACACAGTGGGTAAAATGGGCACGCTTTTCGCTGCTAAGATGATCTGTGTGGAAACACCTACTGGCGGCGAGCCAGATATCGATGTTTATTCATCTACTGTTGGAACGGGTACAGAAAATGTTGCAATTACGCACGCGGATCTGGCCACCGAAGTCGCACTTCTTGCCGCGGCTGCGGATTGGACGTCCACCACGGCTCCGAAGCACTTTACTGCGCTTCCTGCTGCTGACACTTATCTTTACTTGGTGTCTTCGGGTGGTGGAGACACCGCTGAATACGAAACAGGCAAATTCATCATTGAACTCTGGGGTAAGAGAACCTGATAAATAATATTTATTAAGTTTGCTAATATATTAAACCTCACCCTTTACGGGGTGGGGTTTTCTTTTGGAGATCAAAACTCAAAAATAGGGATCTGCCAAATTTTTTTCGCCTACAATTTTTGAGATTTTTGTATTTGCCTGTATTTCCGACTATATATAATAGAAGGAGACCCTCCATGAATCCTCGTAAAAGACTTTGGTGGAAAAACAAGGCTCGCGCTGCTAATGTTGCGACCACACTAAACACCACCGAAGAAAAAACAACAAAAGATGTTGTCGCAGAAGTCAAGGCGTCCGTTGCTGTCGAAACTGCCACGAAGAATGTAAAAAAGACCGCAACAGCATCCAAAAAAGCAAAAACAAAGAAAGCGACCAAGTAAATAAAAATATAGTCAAAAAAGACCCCCAGCTTGTCTGGGGGTTTTGTATGGGGAAGCACTAATTAGAACAGGAGAATCATTAGATGCCCACCAATCTCAGCCCTCAAGCAAGAACAAGCGCAGTCGTATTAACTTCAACCGGAAGCGCAACTAAAGTTGCAAGCGCGCTACCGTTTGGCATGTATACGGGCTCTGCTGCCTTTATCAGCGGCGCCAGCCTCCAAGTAGCATATGTCTATAAAAAGCTTGGTGGAGACGTTGTGGACATCGAGCTTACGCCATCAAACGTATATGCAGCCTATGAAGAGGCTGTTTTAGAATATTCTTATATTATCAACCTGCATCAAAGCAAAAACATGCTTTCAGACGCACTTGGCGATGCTACTGGGACATTTGATCATTATGGAAACATGAATTCCGGCTCCTTGTCGGGTACACTAGGTGGCACTCATGTTGAACTAAAATATCCTAGATTTCAATTTGAATATACCAAGAAAATTGGCGATGGACTGCTCTCGTCCACTGGTATGGGAGGCACAGTACGCCAGTATTCCGGCTCTTTTAAGGTAGTTAACGACCGACAAGATTACGATCTGCAAGAGATTGTTCAAAATGCTTCTGCGACCGGTCAAGATGATGGGGGAAACACAATCGATTTTGAAGGTAAAGTACACAACAAGCAAAGAATAATCATCACACAAGTGTTTTATAAGTCTCCCCGCGCCATGTGGCGGTTTTACGGCTATTATGGAGGTATAGGTGTTGTCGGCAACTATTCAACGTATGGACAGTTCGCAGACGATTCAACATTCGAGATTATTCCAACATGGCAGAACAAAATGCAAGCGATTATGTATGAAGATTCGATTTATACGAGAACTTCGCATTATTCATATGAAATCGTCAACAATCGTTTAAAATTGTACCCCACCCCAACCGACTGGGGAATGGATCAGGGCTCCAGAATTTGGTTCCGCTTCTATGTTGATGATGACGCATGGGATGCAAACGATAACTACAATTCGGGAGTAAATGGTGTTAATAATATGAATACACTGCCATTTGGGAACATACCCTATGAAAATATTAACTCTATCGGGAAACAATGGATTCGAAAGTATGCGCTAGCGCTCTGTAAAGAAATGCTGGGACAGATTAGAGGTAAATTCACTACTATTCCTATTCCGGGTGAGAGCGTCACCCTAAATCACAGTGATTTGCTGGCGCAAGCGAAGGAAGAGCAAACAACGCTCAGAGAAAAACTAATTGAGATACTTAAAGAAATGGAATATACGGCTCTTGCGAAGCAAGACTCAGAGAAGGTAACAGCCGCAGAGGAAACTCTCCGGAGAGCCCCGCTGCCGATATTTGTGGGGTAAACAATAAATGTCTGACGAGTGGAAAAGACCAGCAGCCCCACCACCACCGCTTTTTCTTGGTAAGAAAGAGCGCAATCTTGTTAAACAAGTCAATGATGAATTAATCGAAAAAATCATTGGCCAGCAGGTACTATATTATTCCATAGATATGGCCACCACCAATTTTCACGATCTTTATGGCGAGGCGATTAAAAAGACTTTCTTACCGCCGATTAGAATATATGCTTTGGTTGAGTTCACCGACTTCTCAACGGAATATATGGAAAATGCAGCAATTGACAAAACTTGGGAGATTAACATACATTTTCACGAGCGCCGCCTGCAAGAAGATCAAAATATGTATGTTCGAGAAGGAGATTTTGTTTTGTATGGTAGTTATTATTATGAGATAGTTAAATTAACAGAAACAAGAAAGCTGTTTGGTCAAGTTGATCACGGCTTCGAAATTTCTGCCAGATGCAGACGAGCGAGAAAGGGACTATTCAATGCTGCCGGATAATTTTGATTTTGCGTTGTTGCCTCCTGAATTCAAGGAAGGCACCCTTAAAGAAATAGGTATGCTCTCTTCCACTATAGAGACCATAGATTATGCTATTACATCATGGCTTAAGAAAGACTTAAATCTAAAAGCCAGAACCAATGAGGGCTATTTGGACGTTCCAATTTTGTGGCAAGCTCCTGAACGTTCCTTTCAAATTAAAAACGATGTGACGCTTCGGGATGATGGGGGCGCCCTCAAGCTTCCTCTTGTCGGAATTGAACGCACAGGAATAACCAAAGATCCAACGCGCAAGGGAGGATTTCAGGCACATTATTATTCGAAGGATAAGAACGGACGTCCCGGCCGCCTTATAATTGCGCGAAAAATAGTAGAAGATAAAACAAGAAATTTTGCTGTTGTTGGAAACACACGCAACAACACCGGTGTGCGTGAGCGCCTGTTCCGACCGAGAGTCAACAAAAAAATTGTAATAAAAACTTTATCGATTCCCATCCCAATATACGTTAATATCGACTATAAGATTACAATTAAAACAGAATATCAACAGCAAATGAACGATTTAGTTACTCCATTTATCGGAAGAACAGGACAAATAAACGGCTTTGTTATGAAAAGAAATGGCCATCTTTATGAGGCTTTTATCGAGCAAGGATTTAATCATTCTAATAATGTTAGCAATCTTGGAGAAGATATGAGGATGTTTCAAACAGATGTAACCATTAAGGTGCTCGGATACTTGATTGGTGAAGGCGACAATGACGATCGTCCGATTGTTAGAGCAGAAGAAAACGTCGTCGAGTACCTGTTTCCACAGGAAAGTATGGCTTATCCTGGGACTCAGAATATATTTGGAGAGAGTTCCTGAAATAAACGGTAATTTATTTTCTTATTTCCTGAAAAGCCTTTTGTTCCTTTTGGTGTTAAAAATACTATTTATGTATGATTGCATTAATATTCGTGTGAAGAGCAACACACAGAACAGAGAGGAAAGCAAAAAATGTCAGTTAAAAATTTTAAGTTTGTATCCCCAGGAGTGTTTATCAACGAGATTGATAACTCCTTTGTCCCAAAATCAGCCGACGCCATTGGACCGGTCGTTGTAGGCCGCTCTACCCGTGGCTTGGCAATGCAACCAATCAAGGTTGATTCATATTCTAAGTTTGTTGAGATGTTTGGCGAGACTGTAGCGGGCATAGGTTCCGCCGATGTATATCGAAACGGCAATTACCAATCTCCAATGTATGGTACTTATGCCGCAAAAGCTTTCCTGAGATCAAATGTCGCTCCTCTTACATATATTAGACTGCTAGGACAGCAAACTACGGCCGGTAAAAATGCCGGCGGCGCAGCTGCTGCTGGCTGGAAAACAGATGATGTTATCGGCTCTGATTCAACATCAATCGGAGGTGCTTATGGCCTCTGGGTGTGTGCATCTGGCACAACTGCCACATTAACGGGCGATACTAACGGAATGCAGTTAGCTGCTATTTTCTACATGAACAGTGGTTCGATATCGCTTCAAGGCTCTGCGCGCAGTATCGGCGGTGCCGTTAGCGGCTCCACCAACGCGCCAACTACCAATGTCCAAGGTCAGGGCATCATCATTGGAACTGATTCAAACGATCTTTTTACACTAGTTGTTACAGGCTCTAATAAGGGCGCCAGGACAATTAAGTTTGATTTTGATGATTCTAGTGATAAGTTTGTTCGTAAGCGCGTCAATACTAATCCGCAGTTATTGGCCGGCGCCGGTACGTTTTATGCAAGCGCTTCTACTGAAGATCTTTGGCTCGGCGAGAGTTTCGAACTAGAATTAAGAGATCGGAGTATGATCGGGAGCACTAATGGACTCCAAGGGGTCATTTTGGGGCTGGCTCTGAGTAGCAGCACATCCACAGGGCCGCACGACATGGAATCGCAAGCCTCTGCTGAAGCAAAAGCCGGCTGGTTTATCGCACAAGATCTTTCGGGTGCACCCGCAGGCTTTATTCCTCAGAAACAACAGAAGCTTTTCCGCTTGCTTGGCCGCGGCCATGGAGAGTGGCTGCATAAGAATGTCAAAGTTACTATTTCGAAAATTCGTCAATCAAACTCAACAACGAGCGATTATGGAACATTTTCTGTATTATTGAGAATGGCCGGCGATACAGACAGCAATGTCGTAGTTTTGGAACGTTATGACAACTGTACGCTTGATCCTGCCTCCCCCAATTACGTTGCGCGCCAAATCGGCGATAAGTATACCACATGGGACGAGACAGAACAACGCCTTAAGACTTATGGCACCTATGAGAACAGATCCAAATTTGTATATGTACAAATGAACGAAGATGTAGACCAAGGAGCGTCAAAACCAAAATATCTCCCGTTTGGATATTTCGGCCCTCCCAAGTTTACAGACTTAACAAGCGTCAGTAGCTCAAATCCACAAAACACCGCGGGAACGGATGTGGACCCATTCATCCTTGGCGCCGTTCAGATGCCGCAAATCGGTTCTGATATTCAGGCAGAAGGAGCCCGGGCCCTGGCCGACGTGCCGGCATCCAGTGATTCGTTTGTTCTAATGCAGGCTGCACACCCGGGCGCCGGCGTAGGAGGCATTATTGCAATAGCGGCCACCGCATCCCTATATTTCCCCAAAGATCGGCTACGTCTTTCAGCTAGCGATGGAAGCTTATCGGA